GCCCGTGCCCCGACCTGCCGCTACTAAATGACGGCAGCCTCGGCGACTTGGTCGACTGGGTGCGTAAAGCCTCCAAGCAGTATGCCGACTGCCGCAGCAAGCACAACTACACCACCCGCTGGATTAAAACCGCGAGAACACAATGGACAACGCCGACAAAGCCAGCGAACTCGAAGAAATAAGCCGTGCTGCTGCCTTGGCGGCAGCACAACAACGCGGAGAAACAGCAACCGGCAGCACTTATTGTATTGACTGCGGCGATGAAATCCCCGCCGCGCGTCGTCGTGCCAATCCCTACGCGCAACGCTGCACTGAATGCCAGCAATACCATGAAAAAACTCGACACACTGCGGCAAAAGCTACTTACCGGCGGGCTTAACATTCAGCCGGAAGACCTCATTGTGCGTGCCACCTCGGGCAAAGTACGCCACCACTATCAGCACCCTGACCAACCCGGCAACCACAACCTGCGCCTTGAGTACACAGCCGAGGTGCTGGTGTTGGATTACAGCGGCCCGCCGGAAGCATTGTGTTACCTCGCCGGGCAATGGTTATCTGCGGAGCAGCCGGGACACGCGGCAACCGCCATCTCTTTTCGTGCCGACATCCTTGACAACAACCACGTCGACTTGCTGCTCACCGTCGAGGGCTTGACCGACACCTACCACGTCCAAGTTGAGCAGGATGGTACCCGCCTCGACAACTGCCCGGCGGCACACATCGACCGCCAACTCTACCCGCCTGCCCCGACGCCATGACTGCCCCACTCGAACACAACCTGGGCGAACTCGCAAGCTGGATACAGCTGTCCATTGACCGCCTCACCCCTACCGAACAGCGCAAACTGCTGCGTAAAATCGGCCAGGATTTGCGCCGGGTCAACCGGGAGCGGATGGCGGCGCAGACCGACCCGGACGGCACAGCATGGGAACCGCGCAAAGAGTATGGCCGCACCCGACGCGGGCGCCCGAAACAGATGATGCGCAAACTACGCCAGGCAAAGCGTTTGCGCGTCGAGGTCGGCGACAGCCTGATCCGCATCGGCTGGCGCGGCCATGACAGCTACCTCGCCAGCGTCCACCACTTTGGCCTGACCCAGCGCCTACAATTCGGGTTGGCGCATTACCCGGAACGGCCATTGCTCGGCATCACCGAGGGCGACGCGGCGATGATCCAAGAGAGTCTGTTGCGTCATTTGCAGGGGATGACATCATGAGTTTCGGCTTTTCCGACCACCTGCGCCAGACGCACAACGCCACCCGTATCGCCACCGTCGAAGAAATCGACTGGGAGAAGCGTGAGTTTCGCGCCAAAAGCGGCGATATCCTCACCAACTGGCTGCCGTTTCCGGCCTTTATTACCCACAACTATCGCCACTGGATACCACTACGCGAACAAACCCAGCTTATCCTCAGCGTGGATGGCGGCGACTACAACACCGCCACCGTGATCGGCATGATTTGGTCGGAAGAAATACCCGCGCCGGACATCCCCGTCGAAGACCGCCCAACCATTGACCGCCTGGAGTTTGATGATGGCACCATCGTCGAGTACGACAGCAAGCGGAAAAAGCTGTTGGTGGACACCCCCGGCGAAATCACCTTGCGCGCCAAGGCCATTAAGTTTGAGTCGGCAAGCCTTACCCACAACGGCGTCAACGTCGGCGACACCCATGTACACCCAGGCGTCATGTCCGGCCCATCGGTCACCGGCACACCACAATGACCCCCTCAAATGACCGCGAAAAACAGGAAACAGCCATGACTACAGGTAACGGTGCCTATGCCACCGGCGGAATGCGGCGCGACAATGGCCGCAACACCGCACACAAACTCGAACACATTCGCCAGTCGCTGGCTGACATCTTTACCACCCCTATCGGCTCACGCATCCAGCGCCGTGAATACGGTAGCTACCTCTTTGATTTAATCGATGCACCGATGAATCCGGCCAACCGTTTGCGTCTCGCCGCTGCCCTGGTTGATGCAGCCAGCCGCTGGGAGCCGCGCGTCGTCCTTGAGACCGCCGTCATCGACATCACGATGGACGGCAAAACCGAAATCAGCTACACCGCACGCACCCTCGACGATGCCGAGCTGCGCGGCCAAGCCACCCTGCGCCACTGATTTTCCACAGCAGCTCCCTGCGGAAAACCGTCACTCGTCTGCGCGCGCGGGCACATCCACAATGCCCGCATGAGCGATACATCCCTGCCAAACGTCATCGAAGAGCTTGACTACGAAACCATCCTCGCGCGGCGCAAAGCCGCCTTCGTGGCGTTGTGGCCGGAAGAAAAACGCGACTACTGGCGTAATACCCTTGACCTCGAATCCGAGCCCGTCACCAAAGTACTCGAAGAATCCGCTTACCTCGAACTGCTCCTGCGCACGCGTATCAACCACGCCGCACGCGCCAACCTGCTCGCCTTTGCTACCGACCGCGATCTCGACCGCCTCGCCGATTTTTACGGTCTGAGCCGCAACCCCGGCGAAAGCGACGAGGCTTTCCGCGCTCGTATCCGTGAGCGGGTGCGGGGCTCGTCCACCGCCGGGCCGGCGGCGCATTACCGCTGGCACGCCCTCTCCGCCTCGCCCGCCATCCGCGATGTCCATGTGGACAGCCCTCGTCCGGGGCTGGTGCGCGTCTCCATCACCGGCCACGACGGCGCGGTGGATGATGCCCTGCTTGCCCATACCCGCGACTACCTCAACCGCACGGACATCCGCGTCCTCACCGACACCCTCGAAGTCCGCGCTGCCACCGTCAAAACCATCGACATCGCCGCCACCCTGTGGCTCCTGCCCGACGGCAACGCCGACCTGCTCAATACCCTACCGGATACACTGCGCCGTGCCGTCGGCAGTCAACTTGGTTTGGGGCGCGACCTCACCCGCTCCTGGCTTATCCACACGCTGCACGCTGTCGGAGTGCAGCGTGTCGTCCTGACTGCGCCGGCGCGTGACGTCGTCATTGCCGCCGACGAAACCGCCGCCATCGGCACCGTCAGCCTCAACCTCGGTGGCAGGGATTACTGATGCGCCCCGATTTACTGCCGCCCAACAGCACCGACCTTGAGCGCAAACTGGCGCAAGTCGGTGCTCCCGCTATCCTTGATCTTGGCGACGATGCCGCCATCCGGGGGCGCAAATTTGACCCGCCTGACAACTGGCTGGACGCGCTCATCTGGGAGTACGCCCTCGGCGAAATCACCCCCTACATCAGCGATAAGCGGCGTCTCATCAGCGAGGGCATCCGCTGGACACGTCTGCGCGGCACACCGGCCTCACTGCATATCGCTTTTTCGTGGGTCGGTTTAGATGCTGACATTATCGAGTCACCGCCCTCCATCGAGCGCAACGAGCCCGGTATTACCTACCGGCCACACCGCCATTTCGCCGAATACGACCTGCGCCCACACGGGACACCTACCCCCGCGCAAATCTGCCAGCTGGTCAACCTTGCCCTGTTGTCGCAGCCGGTACGCTCGCGGCTGTGGCGTTTAGTGTACGGCTACGACCGGGGTGTATTTAGGCTGGACGACAGCCTGCTGGATGATGCCCTGCTGGATGACGACTCCGGCATCCGCATCGACCATGCACAACTGCCGTGTCTGCCGGCTGGCAGTCAGCCCAAAATCTCTTTTGGCACCGCGCATGGCTCGTGGGCAATGTACGAAGGCGCCTCCTTGTCCGTGGCAATCACCATCACCATCGCCCACGTCATCAGCAGCGTCGAAGCGCACATCCTCTATCTCGACGACCTGCCGCAGCCGTTTGAGATCTACACCATCCAAGCGGGCAGCAGTACACCGCGTGCTGTCGCCCTCTACTTTGGACAAGTATGGGCGGATGCCCCGTGGCCGTCGTCAACCTGGACCAATACCAATGTCATCATCAACAACTGCGAGGACCCCGACTAATGGCCATCCTTACAACCTCCGGACGTATCGCCCTTGCCACCGCTATCAAGGGCAGCACCCTGCATCTTGCCTGGGGGAGCGGCGAGGCGGAATGGGATACCACCCAGCCCCGCGAACCGCGCAGCGCCATCGCGCTCACCAATGAAATCGGGCGGCGCAAAGTCAACCTCGTCGAGTACTGCACCCCGCAGGGCGACGGCGATATCGTCATGCTCGGTGCCCGTTTCGCAAAGAGTGACACACCGACCGCCAATCTGCACCTGCGTACCGACTTTGACTTTAACGACGGCCTCGGCAAGACCATCCGCGAGCTCGGTGTCTTTGTCGGTACAACGACCCGTGCCGGCTTGCCCGCCGGGCAAACCTATTTCCCGCCGGGTGATATAGCCTCGCCCGGCACCCTCCTCGCCATTGATTACATCACCGCCATGCAACGTGGCGTCGGCGCACGTATCAGCTTCGATTTTGTCATTACCTTCTGACCGCCATGAAAGATATCGACCTTGCCAATTACTACTGCCGAGACAGCCACGCCGAAGAGGCCATCCTCTTTCGGGCTGGTTTGGGCCTGCAATCGCCCGAGTTGAACGAATTGCAGGACATCAACGACACGCGCCTCAGACGTATCGCCGACCGCTTCATGAGCGACGGCTCGATACAGAGCGGCGGCGCAGTTGTTATCAATCCCGACACTGGCGAGACCACCTGCGCCGCTTCGGAAATCTACCTGCGCGGCCGCATCCGTGATGTGCCGGAAGCCAAACTCAATATTCCGCTCACCGGTGTTGTGGAAATCGGGGTGTGGCTGACCGAGGCCGTCGTCACTGAACTGCAAGATCCCACCCTGCGCGATCCGTGTGAAGGGACACGCAATTACGACGAACCGGGCGCGGCACGGCTGCGCATCAGCGCCGTATGGGGATTGTCCACCGATGGTGGTACCGGCAATTTTTATCGTGTCTATGACGTGGAAAACGGTGTCCTCAAAATCAAGTCCGCCCCGCCAGACCTCTCCGGCTTTGCTTCGGCACTGGCCAGGTATGATCGTGACAACAATGGCGGCCACTACGTCATCCACGGCCTGTCACTGGTGTGGCTGTCGCATGATGATCGCGAAGAAACCTATTCGCTGCTTGAAGGAAAAGCGCATGTGTACGGGCACGAAATCGAACTGCCCACCGCGCTGCGTCTGCGTTTCCCATTCGATCCTGACCTGCAAACCATCCTTTCCGAGCCGCACCAGTTTTCCGGCGGCGGCAGCGGAAAAATGCGGGTCAATGTGGACCGCGCGCCCATCCACGATATCCGCAAGGTGGACATCACCAAACAGGCTACCGCCACCGTACTGCACGGTAGTTACGCCGGGGTGGCAGATGCACTGCCCGATCCCGCCGTGATCGAGATTGTCGAAGTCAAACAAGGCGGCACCACCTACAAAAAGACACAGGATTATGTGTTTTCCGGCGGCATGATCGACTGGTCGCCCGCCGGCGCCGAACCCGCACCGGGCTCCAGTTACGAAGTGACCTATAAACACATCACCCAGATCACCCCCATTGATCCGGACGAGCGTGGTTTTACCGTAGAAGGTGCGGTCGAAGGCTCGCTGATATTGATCGACTACCAATGGCGTCTGCCGCGCACCGATACCCTCACCATCGACCGCAACGGCGCACTGACCCGCATCAAGGGGATGCCGCGCCGTTTCGAGCCGAAGGCCATCCCGGCGGCGAGCGGCCAGCTGGAGCTGGCGCAACTGCGCCACACTTGGTTTAGCGCTGCGCCGACGGAAGTTAAAAACACCGCCATCGCGGCGGTCAGCATGGGTACCCTGCAAGACATGCGCGCCGACATCTTCGACCTGTACGACCACGTCGCCATCTTGCGTCTGCAAACCCGCGCCATAGCCACCGCCCCGGCGGCCACCCGTGGTGTCTTTGTTGATCCCTTCCTTGATGACGCCATGCGCGACCTCGGCCAAAGCCAAACTGCCGCCATTGTTGACGGCGAATTGATGCTGCCCATCCGTGCCGATGTTGCCCCGCTGTCGGATGCTACCGCGCCGCTGACCCTGCCGTACCGCAAGGTGGTGCTGATTGAGCAGACCGCACGCACCGGCATCATGAAAATCAACCCGTACAGCGCCTTTGACCCCATCCCCGCCACTGTCACCCTGATGCCGCCGGTGGATAACTGGACGCTGACCGAAACGGTCAACGGCGCCGACATCACCCGTCGTATCGGTGGCGGGAGCGCGGTGCGCACCGTCGAAAGCATCGAGCGCCGCACGGTCGGCACGCGGCAGGCCGAGCACCTGCGCCCCATCACCATCACCTTCCGCATTGAGGGCTTCAAGCCGGACGAACCGTTGCGGAAGGTCATCTTTGACGGCATTGAGCTGGAGGTAGAAAGCCTATGATTACAGCGGACCACAGCGGCATCGCCCGGGGTAAATTCACCCTGCCGTCGGGCATCCCTGCCGGCACCAAAAGCGTCGAGTTTATCGGCGAGCGTGGCACACGCGGCCTTGCGCAATTTATCGGTAGAGGCGAAATCACCATTGAGGAACGCCGCCGCGTCATCACCGTACAGCGCTACGACCCGCTGGCGCAAACCTTTACCCTGCTTACCGAAGGCCGCCACATTGCCGCCATCGGCCTGTGGTTTGAGGAAATCGGCACGCTGCCGGTCACGGTGCAAATCCGTGAGACAGCGACCGGCCTGCCGACGGGCGCCGTACTGGCCGAAACCCGTATCACGGCCGATGCTATCCGTCCTGACGGGGAAGAAACTGTGGTGGACTTCGCCACGCCGGTTTACATCGAGGCTTTGCAGGAATCCGCCATTGTCATCCTCACCGATGACAACCGCCACAGCCTCGCCATCGCCGAAGTCGGTCAATACGACCGCCGCGCCCAGCGCTATGTGACCGAGCAGGGCTACAGCGTCGGCGTCTTGCTCTCCTCCAGCAATGCTAGTACCTGGACACCGCACAACAACGCCGACCTTGCCTTCCGCATTTACGCCGCTGAATTTACGTCAGTAGAACACACCACCGAACTCAGCCCCGTCACCGCCAACCACGCCTCCGACCTCTATCTAATGGCCGATGTTGAACGTACCGGCATCGAGACGGATGTCACCTTTACCGTCAAAAACGACGAACACCGCTATCACCTGCAAGACAAGCAAACCGGACGGCTAGACGCGCGCACCGACGGCGAATTGAAAACCGCCGTCACCCTGCGCGGCAGCCGTACCCGCTCGCCCATCCTTTACCCCGGCGCGCTGCTCGCGCTCGGCGACCTGCAAGAGAGCGCCACCTACATCAGCCGCGCCGTTGTTGCTGGTCGTGGCCAGGCCATCGTGACGCTGGAAAGCAATGTCCCCGCCGGAAGCGCCCTCAAGGTCGAAATCGAAATTGACAGCCACTGGCAGGAATGCACCCCGGAAAACGGCGAGCCCCTCGGTGACGGCTGGGTGCGCAACGAATACAAAAAGGCCATCACCGGCGGCGACACCGTCCGCTGCCGCATCACCCTGACCGGCAACATCAACGCCCGCCCTCGCGCCCGCGCCCTGCGCATGATTACCACCTGAGGTGCTTATGGCTGATGACAAAACCCCCCACTACAAATGGCCGCTGCCGAGCGCAGAGAACCTGCTCTCGGAAGATGTCGGTCGCATCCGTGACAGCCTGAGCGGTATCGATACCGAGCTCCATACCGAAGCGAAAGCGAGCGCCGATGCGATCGAGGCAGAAAGCAAAGCACGCGCCGATGCGATCGCGGCAGAAAGCAAAGCACGAGGCGAAGACAAAAGCGCACTGGAAGCCAAGATGAAAAAAATCCGCACCCTTGCCCTTGCAGGACTATGACATGACACCCTCCCAAAAAAGCACCATTGCTGGCATTCTCAGCGCCGACCTCGCCACCCTCGACAGCGACCGCTTGATTGAGCTGTGCGTCATCTACCGTGCTGCCCCCGATGCCCTGGACACCTTCCCCGCAGCCCTCAATGCCGAGCTGGTCCGCCGTTACAGCAGCGAAGCCATCGCCAGTGAGGACGTGAATTTTGCCGTGCTGCAGCACATGGCAAACCAGTTCCAGAGCACCATCCCTTACTTCCACCTGAAACTCTTGGAAATGACCGGCACCATCAACCGGGACATCTGGTTTACCGACAACGAAGCGCTCTTCCGCGCGAGCATTGACAACGCCGAGGTCGCCGCCTGGATTGTCAAGCAGCCGGACATCCTCAACAAATGCCTGGGCAATCGCCTGGCGCTCGTCTACATCGCGCAAAGCACTACCGCCGCCACCGCCATCCTCAGCGACGAAACGGCCTGCGCGGTGTGGAAAAACGCGCCCGACCTGTGGCAGGTGTGGCCTCTCTACCGTCCCGGCTTTGATGTGGTCGCCAAATCCGCCGAGCTCACGCAGTACATCATCGACACAGCGCCTGCGCTGTCCGCCGTCATTGCCGCCCCAATTGCCATGCAGGCACTGGCCGCGTCATCTACTGCCATGCGTATAGCATCCGCTTCCGGCAAGGCAATGGCAGCCGTCGCAGCGAGCGAAGTGGCGATGCAGG